CCAATAAAACGTTGTGTGAATAAAGCTGTATCAGTCCAGACATAGATTGCATCTCTACCTCTGATCGCTCCTCTGATCTGTGATCCATCAGCCAATCTCTGTGTACCAGCTGTATTGGTTGCCGTTGGTGTGTAGGTATTAATATCCTCCTGATCAGAGAATCTAATAAACATATCATCTTGTGTGCTAGTGTCACCTATGGTTGTCTCTGTTCCAAAAAACACCAAGTGACGATCGGGTGTTGATACCAACATATGTCTTGATGCGGTTGGTGCTCCTGTAATAATTGTGGCTCTACTAGATGTTGCATCTGTTGCTGCAGAGTTCCATTCAAAAACAGCACTATCATGAATTAAACAGATAGCTTTATCACCAAAATTATCTAATGACCACATTCCTGGCTCAAGAACTAAGTCTCCTGATGCTGCCTCACCCCATGCTACAAAATTAGTAGAACTTGTAATTGTTGCACCACCACTGTGTGCTGCTGCAGTTGTTCCTGCTACACCTCTTGTAACACCTGTAAGTTCTCCTGTAGATGCAATTCCTGTGTATGATATTTCTTCACTATTTATAATAATAAAATTTGTTCCTGCAGTTGGAAACTGAGAAAAGTCTACTAATATAATACCAGTGGTTGCAGTGTCTGTAATACCGTTTTGTAAAGTGGTTGTTGGTTCTCCTGCTACTTCTCCACCCCAAGATCCTAGTGACCAACCAAAACCTTTTGCTTGAACAGCTGGTCCTACAGGGTAATAATGTTGTACTCTAATACCACCAGATGTCGTTGCACCAGATCCCGACTCATTAGAGGGCATTGTAATAGTTAAAGTTGTGCTATTAGGCACAGTAGTTACCATAAATTTTTTATCATTAAAATCTGCAGCTGCAAAGTTAGAGTTGGTAATTGCAGAAAAATTATCTAATAGTATGATATCTTGAGCTGATATATTGTGTGCGCCTGAAAAAGTTATTGTAACTTCAGCTGATCCATTAGTTGTGCTAAAAGCACTTGTAAGCGTTGTTGTAGATTTGATCGGATGTATGTCGTAAAATACACCTCCTGAATATGCGTATAAAATTCTATTAGTGCCTATAATAGCATACTTTCTACCTAAAGTATTTACGAAATGATGAAGACCTCTGCCTGCACCTGTTAAATTATCATCTCCTAATTGCTTCCAACCCCCTATTTTTTCAGGAGTTCCATAACGAAACCTAACATTATCACAGTCTGTCCACTGACCCTCAGCGCCTGTGGCTGTAATTTGTTTGTTGATACCAGGAAGAAAACCTATCTTTTGTAGCATAATAATCCATTATACCTATTTTGCAGTTGATTAACAGATTAAAAGCAGGGAGAGGGTGTGGTGGTGTCTCTCCCTACCAGTCCATTGTATAGACTATTTTGTGGAATTAGTCAACTTCATGCCTTTAAACCATGCAGGTAAACCTATCAAAGGTCTTTTATCTAAGGCGTTTTCTTTGGCCATTTTAGAGTTAGCTTTATTGTAGTGTAAAAATACCTGACCACAGTCTTTACCTGTAAATTCTTCTCTCCAATGTTCTATATCACATCCAGAGTATATTAACATATCACCTGGATTAAGTTTTACTTTAATACCAGCTTGTCCTTGTTTACCAGTCGGGTCTAAATATATTGGCCAGTCATCACCACCTAGATTTAAAGTAGTAGATATTTCACAAGAGTATCTATCTTTGTGTCTAGCTAATACATCTCCTTTTTTATATATTCTAGCATACGAATATGTTTCAGATAATTTTAATCCTGTATGTTTTTCCATAACAGGTTTTACTTGTTGTAGTAAAGTCTCCATTGCAATATCCCCATAATGTGAATATGTATTTGGAACTTGTTCATCATTCCATATGCCCCAATACTCTGTAAATGGAGATATATATCTAGTATCAAATAATACTCTTGCTACATTTCTTTTATTTAAAAAATAAGCATAACAGAAATCAGCCATTTCTTTACTAATTGCATTTTTTAAAACTGAATATTTATTTTTTTTGAATGACATTTTTTCCTTTCAATTTAAATTTGTTTTTAATTAACTCTTTTATAAAATCAACTTTATTATTTTTATGATTACTAGTTAATATAGTTTGTAAAAAAGCTTTTTTCATATCTTTATTTTGTTTCGACATTTAAAACATTTTTTGGTATGGCCTGACAATTCCAATGTATAAACCTAAAAGGTTCATATCCCATATCAACAATATATTGATGTGGCATATAAGATGGAAAAAATATCATACGACCTGGTTGAACTTTGTAATGTATTTGTGAACTTGCATATGTAACTTTTGTTTTATCTTTTTCTGGTAAAAGATTCATAATGTTACCGGGTCTTGGATCTTCAAATAAAGGCATAGATGTTGCATCTGATGCTTTTAAAAAATAAAAACCAGATATGTGTCCATTCCAATGTGTGTGCAAAGTGTGATGTCCACCACCTTGTTTTGCAAACTCTTGCACCCACATTTCTGTGGTAAATACTTGATATTGAGATAAATCAAAACCCATCTCAACTAATAGATTATGTGCAGTTGCACCAATATAATTCTGTAATTCTTTAAATTTTGGATCACCTATTAATGTTGTTGAGTGAAATACATGACCCATATCCCCCTTATTTCCAAACTTTTTATTTCTTTTATCTATTGATTCTTTTAAATTTTTTTGTGATATTTTTATATATTTATCAGATGCTTTATTTAATTTTTTAACAAACTTTGGCTCGTCTGCCCACCATATAGGACATTTAAAATATTCTTCTAATTGTAATTGTTTTGGATAACTCATTTATAAGGCCATCCTAAATTCCATATAACTAGACTATATCTAGATCCTTTTTTAACTGGGCATACTCTATGCCAAACAAAACCAGGAAATACAACTAAAGATCCTTTTGGTAATATCTCAGTGCATTTTTTTATATTTGGTTTTTTATCTGGATCCATATTTCTAAAATCAAATTCTAGTTCTCCACCTTTATAATCTTTTGGATCTGATAAACTAACTGTTACGGATAGTTTTCTAATTTTACCATGAGAAGGATCATTTTGATTTTCTCGCCAATAAGGTCTGTCCCAACCATCACAGTGCCAATCATAAAATTGTCCTTTTTCATATTTTGTAAACTGACAAGACTCAGAAAAATCCCATTGAAAATTCCAACCTGCGTTTTCATTTGCTCTGTGAACATAAGGTTGTATTTCTTTATAAATCCACCTATCGTTCATCCAAACAATATTAGAATCTCTTTTTGTTTTTAAATTTTTTATTTGTTGTTGATTTAGTTTTTTATCACCCATACCACCTGTTACAGCCATTTGATCAGAAATAGATTTTCCGTATTTAACTATTTCATCACAAATACGTTCTGGAATTGCTGATTGAAAATACCAATAATAATTCGTTAAGTTCATCTTTCTATATCTTTCTTATATCAATTATTTAGAAATAGTCAATGTTCCCGAAGATGTAAACGTAGCTAATTTATCACCACCTGGATGAGTTGAAGTTGAACCTCCAGGAGTTACCGCAAAAGTTAATGCACTAGGTCCTCTAATGACAACAATACCTGAACCACCTTGTCCTGCTGCTTTTGATGGGCCTGGCTGTGCAGCACTAGCACCACCTCCACCTCCAGTGTTGGCTGACCCTGCACTACCACATCCATCAATAGATGCATTTCCTCCTCCACCTGAACCACCTGATCCAGCTCCTGGGGTATCATTTCTAACTCCACCTCCACCACCAGCGTATGTAGTATCAGGACCTAAAATTGTATTTGGTGCACCAGCACCTCCTGGTCCTCCTGGTCCACTACATTTATTACCAGGTGTTCCCGTTCCGGTTGCACCTCCACCACCACCTCCGGCACTTGTTGGTCCATTAGACAAGTTAGAATTACCACCATGATTACCTTGTGGTGGACTGACTGGAGGTTGGTTTCCACAACCACCATTTGCTGATGATCCTGCAGGTCCTGCTCCACCAGCACCACCTCCAGATCCTCCTGGTCCTCCAGCTTTTACACAATTTTGTTCAGATCCACCTCCACCACCACCTGCAGATGTTATTGTTGAAAATACTGATTCATTACCTTGAACTCCTCTTACAGCGTAAGATCCTGTTGCTCCACCAGCTCCAACCGTAATAGCATAAGATCCTGTAGTTAAACCTGATAAAGCTGATCCTCTAAGTGGGCTAGGTCCATAACCAGAAGCTCTATAACCTCCAGCTCCACCACCACCGGCTGCTCTACTACATGATTTACCACCTCCACCACCGCCAGCAACCACTAAATAATCTAAACTAACACCTAAAGCAACAGTGCCATCAGGCCATGTTCCTTGATTCCTTGCACTAAATTGACTTTGCATTGACCACACACCACTTGCTTTGTTTAATTCTTTTACGATGACTATACCAGAGCCACCTGCTGCTCCAGCAG